GAAGGCAAAGCTTTCTTCTCCCCATGGTTAATTACTAACGAGGAAGAGCAGATTAGAATTTTGAATACAAATATTGTAGCTTCTGCACCCCCAATTGAAGATATAAAAATACAATACCACAGATATATAATATCAAACAATTTATACGGAGCTCTAACTAAACATGAGATAAAGGTTGTGTTAGATCAATTATTTCACGATGACCTTGATAATCTAGAGGACATAGAAATCGATGGCGGTATATTTGATGATTATACTCCACCTATACAGAGGTCATTAGAATGGAGAAAAAAATGGAAACCGTATGATGATAATTGAGGTTTTTGCGTTATTCTAAGAATATTATACACAGAACTATAAAGCATGTAAATAAAAAAATACGCGCGGATGCAAATATATTATGTACATTTGCGCTATAACAGTGTAGAATATGTATACAGATTATGAAAAAGAAAGCTAAAGAAAAACCGCATTATGTAAATAATAAGCAGTTTTCTGGTGCGGTTGTCGATTATGTGAATTCAGCAAATGAAGCCCGTGATAAAGGGGAGGAAGAGCCAGTTATTACTGAATATATTGGTTCATGCTTCTTAAAAATTGCAGAGGGTTTATCACACAAGCCAAACTTTTCTGGATATACATACCGCGAAGAGATGGTAATGGATGCCGTAGAAAATTGTATAAAGGCTATTATGAATTATGATGTAAAAAAAGCAACTCGTACTGGTTTACCTAATGCATTTGCATACTTTACACAAATTACATATTATGCGTTTTTAAGGCGGATTGCTAAAGAAAAAAAGCATCAAGATATTAAGGAATTATACATGGAGCATGCAGGTGCCGATGGGTTTATGCATTCTTCTGGATATCATGATGCTGAAGGAATTGTTGATAGAGTACGTTTTAAATCTCAATTGATTAGAGACCGTGACTCGGCAATTAAGAATTTTGGTAAGACTCTTAAAAAGAAAAAGAGATCTAAAAAAAGAATTAGCGGCTTGCTCGACGATTTTTTGTAGGGGTTTTATAATATGCGCTTAGCTATAATTAACGACACTCATTCTGGTGTGAAGAATGGGTCTGACATTTTCTTAAACTATTCTGCCAAATTTTACGATGAGGTTTTCTTTCCTTATTTGATAAAACATGACATACGAGACATTATACATCTTGGTGATTATTTTGATCATCGTAGGTTTGTTAATTTTAAAGTTTTAAAGCACAATTATGAAGTCTTTATTAAAAAGCTTTATGATTATGATATGTATATGGATATTATTCCAGGCAATCATGATGTTTATTATAAGAATACAAATGAACTAAATTCTTTAGAACAAATATTAGAAAAATACAATGATAGAATTAGGGTTCAAATGGACCCAGTTGTTAAGAAATTTGGAGAATTGGATATAGGTTTACTTCCATGGATTTGTGAAGATAATCACGACAATTCAATGGATTTTATCAAAACCTCTAAAGCATCTATTTTAATGGGACACCTAGAACTAGGTGGATTTAAATACATGGGTAATGCTGACATTAAATCTCATGGTATGGATAGATCATTATTTGATAGATACGATGCTGTTTATTCTGGACATTATCATACTAAAAGTACCGAGGGTAATGTTACATATCTTGGTACACAATATCAATTAACATGGTCTGACGCAAATGATCCTAAGTATTTCCACATACTTGATACTGAAACTAGAGAGTTAGAAGCTGTTAAAAACCCTAACATTTTATTTCAAAAAATTTACTATGATGAAGATCAAATCCCAGCCATAAATTCCGATTTAATAGAGAACACTTATATAAAAGTTATAGTAACTAATAAAAAAGATCTCTATATATTTGATAAGTTTATGGAGCAGATATATGACTTTAATCCATACGAAGTTAGAATAATAGAAAACTTTGACGAATATGCTGGAGATAGTATTAATGATCAAGATGTAAAGGTTGATGATACACCGACATTATTGAACAGTTACATTGATGCAACAGAAACAAATTTAGATTCAAACGTTCTTAAAAAAATGATGCAAGAACTTTTGGTTGAAGCGCAAGCCTTAGATAATATATAATGATTACATTTAAGAAACTCACGTGGAAAAACTTTTTATCTACCGGAAACAACGAAACTACAGTATATCTTAATAAAGATTCTGCAACTCTTGTTGTTGGTTCAAACGGTGCAGGTAAATCAACTATGCTTGATGCATTATCATTTGCACTTTTTGGTAAGCCTCACCGCAGTATTAATAAGCCGCAATTAGTTAACTCAATTAATAATAAACACTGTCTAACAACAGTTGAATTTGCAGTTGGCAATATCGAATATAAAATTATTCGAGGTATTAAACCCAATGTTTTTGAGGTTTATCAAAATGGAAAATTACTTAATCAGGAATCACACAGTCGTGATTATCAAAAAATTATTGAGCAGAATATTTTAAAACTCAATCATAAATCTTTTCATCAAGTAGTTGTTTTAGGATCTTCGAACTTTATCCCGTTCATGCAATTGCCTTCGCACCAACGTAGAAATGTAATTGAAGATTTACTTGATATCGGTATTTTTACAAAGATGAACGGCGTTCTTAAAGATAAAATTATGGCTCTTCGCCATGAAATGAACGAAACCGATAACAAACTAAACATTCTTAAAGAAACAATTAAACTTCAAACTTCGCATATTAGCGAATTAAAAAAGATTGATTCCACACAAGAAGAAAAAAGAACAAATGAAATTAGCTCTATTAATGAAGAAATTTCACTATTAGAAGGTAGTAACTTAGAACTTCAAAGTGAATATGATTTAAAATATAAAACTACTGTTGAAGATCATGAAAAGGAGTCAAATAATAAAACATCTTATACAGTAGAAATTTCTAATCTTAAGCGTAATATGGATGATGTCGTTAAAGAGTCTAAGTTTTACGAAAAAAACGACCACTGTCCAACATGTTCTCAAAATATTTCAGCTGAGCTTAAAACATCTAAAAATGAAGAATGTAAAAATAAGGCTAAGGCACTTAATTTAGGGTACACTATTACAAAGGATAAACTAAAAGCATCTGAATCTAAAGTTAATAAGTTATATTCACAAATTGTGCATCTTAACGAGGTTAATAATAGTATTAGACAAAATGAAGCACGAATCAATATTCTTAAAAATAGAATTGATGCTTTATCAAAAAATGTTGATGTTCAAGATACTACTGAGGCCGAATTAAAACTTGCAGCTGATAAAGAAAAAAGTTTAAAACTGCTTGATATTAAATTTGAGCAGACAACCCTATCTTCATACTTTGACGCTATTGGTGAATTGCTAAGAGATACTGGTATAAAAACGAAGGTTATTAGACAATATCTTCCTATTATGAATAAGCTTATTAACCAGTATTTACAAGTCCTTGACTTTTTTGTTCTTTTCAATCTTGATGATTCATTTAATGAGACAATTAAATCTCGCCATAGAGATGAATTTACTTACTCTTCATTTTCAGAAGGAGAAAAACAAAGAATAGATTTAAGTTTGCTTTTTTCATGGAGAAAAATTGCTCGGATGAAAAATAGTGCAAATACAAATTTGCTAATTCTAGATGAGACGTTTGATTCAAGTATGGATGCTGATGGTGTAGACAATTTGCTCAAAATTTTAAATACCCTTGGAAAGGAAACTAATGTCTTTATCATTTCCCATAAACAAGATTTACTAGAAGGGAAATTTCCTAAAAAGATAGAGTTTGAGAAAATTAAAAACTTCAGTCAAGTAAAAAAATAAAATAATAGTGTGTACATAGAGCTCAATTCGTGCTATAATACTTACATACAAAATGAAAAAACTTGAGTGGTTGATGACCACAATTCATAGCATAACCTAACTTGATTAAATCCCCACCTCTTAACGGAGGTGGGGGTGTCTTTCAAAATGACTGGAGTCAAATACGATTCAAAAAAACCAGACTATAGTTTAATCCCGCCACACGCGTTGGATGACGTAGCTAAAGTTTTAACTTATGGAGCTCAAAAATATGATAGACATAATTGGAAACAACTTGAGAATCTTGATACTCGTTATTTCGCTGCAGCGCAACGTCACTTGTGGGCAATACAACGAGGCGAAATTCTGGATGAGGAAACCGGCCTTCATCACGCCGCACACGCAATTTGTTGCATGATGTTTATGCTTGAATTTTATTATTTACAAACTGACCAAAAAACTATATAATATACTCGTTATGAAAATAAGTAAAGAAACTATCGAAGTTCTAAAAAACTTCTCAGGTATTAATCCAAACCTCGTTATTAAACAAGGTAGCAAACTATCGACAATCGCCGATGCAAAAAACATTATGGCCGATGCCACTGTAAGTGAAGTCTTTGATAGTGAAGTAGGAATTTACGATTTGAATGAATTCCTATCTGCCCTTAATCTAATCGAAGATCCTGAACTTGATTTTGGTGACAATTCTGTAACTATTGCAAATGGTCGTGCATCAGTAAATTATCGATACTCAGATCCTCTTATTCTTACTTCTCCACAAAAAGAAGTAAATATGCCAGATCCTGACTTTACAGTTCAAATTACTTCTAGCACAATTAGTGAAATTAGAAAAGCTGGAGGGGCTTTAGGACATGCTGTTGTTTCTATTTCTTCACTTGAAGATAGTGATAAAGTTTATTTGGAGGTGAAAGATCCAGAAAATTCATCAGCAAATACATATCGCCTAAATATCGGAGAGGATGAATCTCGAACATATGATTTTCAATTTCTTATTTCAAATTTAAAACTTTTACCGGACGATTACGAAATTTCAGTAAGTTCTAAGTTAATTTCGCAATGGAAAGGTATAAATAGTAAAACACAATACTGGATTGCATTAGAAAAAAATTCAACATTTAATTCATAACAAATATATATTATGTCGAAAAAAACAGTAACACCTACTGAAGAAGTAGAAGTAGAAACACCACAGAATGAAGAGGCACAAGCTGAGCCTCAGATTTCTTTCAATCAAATTGCCGCAGTAACTGATCTTATTGATCTTTGCTCAACACGAGGCGCGTTCCGAGGAGCCGAGCTCGAAGTTGTTGGCCAAATTCGTAACGCGTTTGCCGCGTTTGTTAGTTTCCATGCGCCAAAACAAGAAGAAGAAAAGCCGACGCCTACTCCCAGCGCTGAGGGGCCCGAGGAAACCTCGGAGTAGTTAACCGGCAACCTAGGCTAAGTTGTTAAACTGGCCTTATTTATATATAACATTATGTCTGGAACAAAAGTAACAAGAGCTTATATTAAGCTTGTTAACAATAAAAAAGCACGCACTAGTGCTTCCGATAAGTATTTCCACGTATTTTCTGAGCTTGGCGAAGCATATCTTTTCACAAAACACGATATGGAGAAAGCTCAAAAGCGAGCCAAAAAAAACCCAGAGGATGTATATCCTGTTGAATTTACTGAACCCGAACCAAAGGTGATTGTAAAAGAAGTTATTAAATATGTTGAGGTTGCAAAACCCAGCAAACCTAGCATTTTTTCTAGGTTAGCTTCTTTCAGGTGGGGAAGAAAGAAAAAATAAAGGGCAATTAATCGGCTCCGATAGCTCAGTTGGTAGAGCAGTTGATTTGTAATCAACAGGTCGTCGGTTCGAGCCCGACTCGGAGCTCCAGCCGCCGTGGCGGAATTGGTAGACGCTGCGGACTTAAAATCCGCTTTCATTGATGAAGTGAGGGTTCGAGTCCCTCCGGCGGCACCAATTTATTTTATGTACAATCAGTGAAAATTAGTGTAGAATATATTTGTTTATGAGTAAAAGTGAATTCTTATGGGTTGAAAAATATCGACCTCAAACAATCGAAGATTGCATTCTTCCAAAAGGTCTAAAAAAGACTTTTCAACAAATCGTTGATACTGGAGAAGTGCACAACATGTTATTGACCGGATCTTCAGGTCTTGGTAAGACTACAGTTGCCCGTGCATTATGTAATCAATTAAACCTTGATTATATTATTATTAATGCTTCAGAAGAAAGTGGCATTGATGTATTGAGATCTAAAATTAAACAGTTCGCATCTTCTGTTTCCTTAAATGGAGGAACAAAAGTTGTCATACTTGATGAGGCCGATTATCTAAATGCACAATCAACACAACCAGCATTACGAGGTTTTATTGAAGAGTTTAGTGCAAACTGTAGATTTATTCTAACATGCAATTTCAAGAACAGAATTATTGAGCCTCTTCATTCAAGGTGTTCGGTCATTGAATTTAACACAACTAAAAAGCAACTTGCATCACTTGCTGCTTGTTTTATGAAAAGGCTGCAAACTATTCTTACTTCGGAAGGTGTTGACTTCAATAATGAAATACTTGCAGAATTAATTATGCGCTATGCACCAGATTGGCGTAGAGTTATTAATGAGTGTCAGCGCTATTCTTCATCTGGAGAAATTACTTCAGATATACTAATTGGTCTGTCAGATCAAAATATTGCAGCATTAGTAGGATTCTTAAAAGGTAAGGATTTCAAGAATATGAGAAGTTGGGTTACAAATAATACTGATGTAGATTCTTCTGTTATATTTAGGAGAATATATGATACATTATACGATTATGCACAACCGCAATCAATCCCATCAATCATTCTAATTCTTGCTGATTATCAATATAAAGCAGCTTTTGTCGCAGACAAAGAACTAAATACTGTTGCGTGTCTCACAGAAATAATGGCTTCATCTGACTGGAAATGAGTAAACCATCACCATTTACATTCATAAGCTCCATTAATAATGGATGCAAAGGAAAACATTTATTAGAAGATTGTAAAGCTGATCAATCTCTAGAAATAATAAATCCGGATTCGATTGAAAAGTCATACGTTCCCTTTGTAATAAATAGATCATTCTCTTATTTTAGAGATACTGTAATATTTGCGAATGAAATGAATATTAACCACACACTACCTAGTCGTATGCAATATGACTTTTATAGAAATATGGTTACTCCGAAACGCAGATTTTCTAAATGGTCTAAAAAAGCTGATGCTACAGATGATGTAGAAATTATACAAAAAGAATATGATTATTCTCGAGAAAAGGCAGAAGCAGTTTACCCGCTATTCTCTGA